CGGAGCATCACCGCCATGGAGAAAAAGTTAAGCAACGCCGTTCACGGTATTATGACTCAAGAGTGGCCTATCAAGTGGAATGATTACTTTTGCACTCAATGGTGCGAATTTCATTTGTCATGCAACGAAGAATTGTTAGGGATTGGTGAAGCAATATGAAGGAATGCGAGAAGTGTAGTAGCAAAAATATGCAAGTTGAAGTTATGTGGTTCGTAGCAGGTCAACAAGGTAAGCCCCCAAAACAACTGGATGTAGCCGAGTGCAAGGATTGTGGACACCGATGGACGCTGGACTGAGAAATGAGATTTTGTGCGGCGATGTGTTGGACAGACTCGCTGGACTGCCGGACGAGTCCGTAGACATCGTGGTGACAAGTCCCCCTTACAACCTCAAGACTTCAACCGGAAACGGCATGAAGGATGGAAGGGGTAGCAAGTGGACTTCCGCTGACAAAGGTTTGCGTGAAGGCTACGCAAAACATAACGATTCTATGAACCGAGAGGACTACATCAATTGGATGAACAAGGTTTTATCGGAAATCTTTCGTGTTTTGAAGCCCGAAGGTGCGTTGTTTTTCAACCACAAATTTCGTGTGCAGGGGGGCTTAATGGAAGGACACCCGTTCCTTGAAGGTTTTAATGTGAGACAGATGATTATTTGGGCAAGGTCGGGTGGTTTCAATTTCAATGCCGGTTATTTCGTTCCTACATACGAAGTCGTTTATTTGATGCCAAAGACACCAAAGGGAAAAAACTCTTTCAAATTAAAGAAGGGAGCAAACAAAATCGGTGATGTTTGGAGAATACATCAAGAAACCAACAACCCTCACCCTGCACCTTTTCCTGTGGGCTTGGTGGACAACATTTTGCTTTCATGTGAAGGTAGTGTCGTTCTTGACCCTTTCGGCGGTTCGGGAACGGTGGGTGTTTCGGCTATTAAGAACGGATGGGACTACATTTTGATTGACAATAGCGAGGACTATTGCAGAATGGCTGAAAACAGAATCAATTCGGAGGTGGCTCAAAGTGAAAATGAATGGCTTTGAAACAAACCTTCTCCCCTTCCCCCGTGAGATGGGACTCAAGCGTTCTTTGTGCAAGAGCCGACAACAACTCCGAACATACATCGGAAAACTTAACGGCAAAAGTAATCTTTACACATCCCTTTATTCGTTCCAAGATGTGGAGCGAACAAAGCCGTGGAAGGTTGATACGACGACGGCGATAATTGACCGTGCATGGTGGGACTTTGACGCTGGTGAACGAGGAAACATTGAACAGGTCAAGAGCGATGTTCGTGAATTACTCACCCGTCTTGATGGAGATTGCAGAGTTGTTGCCACGGGTCGCGGATTTCATGTTCATCAGTTATTTTCACGACCAGTTGTGGGAAGAGATTTTAATTCTCATTTACAGCGATACCAAAGAAGAATGAGCGAAGGGCTTGCTACATTGGACGGTTTTGCTTTTCCTGCAAAACTGACCCGCTTGCCGAACACATACAATGTCACACGCAAACGATGGGCTGTCGTCATCCCACCGAATGCTCTTTTCCTTGATGATTTCAAAATCCCATCTCGTCCCGTGACAGACTACAAAGAACACTGTCCGTTCTTTGGGCGACCAAACGAAAGCACCTTTGACATCGTTATGTGGGTCAACAACAATCCACCCCCGAAGGTTGAGATGCAACCATTCACGGGCGATGTAGGTTCGGCTGGTGATGTCCCCCTCATGCCCTGTTTGGAGAAGGCTGTCAACGCATCAAGCCCAACACACGAAGTCCGTGTGGCTTTGGTTCAACACATGAGCCAAGAGTTGCGATGGTTTGCAGACCCGACGAGCCTAAGCCAAGAGCAACGGAATGAGATTGAGGAAACAATCTTTTCTTATCTTAAAAGTCTTAATTGGGATAACTGGAATGAATACCGAAGCCGACAGGGAATACGAACCAACATCGGCTACGCTAACGCTCCTTCTTGCCGATGGTTCAACCTGCGTGGGATGTGCGAAGGCAAATGCTGGCGTTATGATGGAACGATAGGTGATTGATATGGAGACTAAACCACACATTGGAGATGTTATTTTTAAAATTATTATGACCCCGTGGTATATGTTGGTTTTGGGATTAGAGTTTTTATGCTTGGCAATAAGTCCATTTTTATTTTTGGCGGCTATGTATTCATTACCCATTGACATCTTGCTATTCCCCTTCGTTAAGAAAAAGTGGGGAGCAACTAAGTGGGTGTATGAAGGTTTGTTCATGCTGATTTGGGACGGAACGATTAGGGACATTAAAGAAATCAATCAATGGTATGACACGATATATTGATAAAACGAAGGTATGATTCATCACCATGCTTCTCATAGACCATCGTGAAAACCCAAAACTGATTCACAAATTGCTCGTCAAGTTGGGAGATGCAGATAAGGACGAAAGAGGACACGCCCGAACCTTGCAGATGACGAGCGGGGATTATGTGCTTGGTGATTGGGGAATAGAGGCAAAAGAAATCAACGACCTTTATCGCTCCATCCTCGGCATCGGACGCTCACGAACAATTGTCGCCCAACTCACCGACCTATGCGAATCGTTTGAGAAGCCGTTCCTCGTGGTCTATAACACAGAGTTGAAGCCTTGGTTCCACGGACGAAGGCCTTCGGCCCGTGAGACATCCGAAGAACGACGCAAGATGGCGGCTGTCATCCATTCGTTCAAGTTGACGATGCACCAACGCTTTCCCAAGTTGCACTTCCTCCAACTGACGACGATGGACGACTTCGTGGAATGGCTTTACATGAATCATCGTCAAACTCTTATCGCAAAAGTAAAACCACCGAAGGCACACAAGCCGGAACAGGTTGTTCTTGAAGAGACTGATGATAGGATAAAAGCATTGATGGGGTGCGGCATCTCACGAGAACAGTCCGTCGCTCTGCTTGAACACTATGGCTCAATCAGCGTTCTCTTGCAGAAGAAAACCCGACAAAAAGAAATGACAAAAGTAAGTGGTATCACCCACAAACAGGCCAAGCGGGTATTGTCTTTACGCAAAAACTTCACTGATAAGGCGTGAAGCCCAAAGACGAGTTGCTAAACCCTTTGAGACTAAACCGTTGGAAGTTGACCGATACATTGTGAACCACGAGCGAAGAGAAGTTTGCGTCGTCGTCGCCTGTTGCTGGTGTTCTTTTCATCGTAATTTTAATTGTGTTTCCAACAGTTGATGCTCCACTTAGGCTCGCAGTCAGCATTGGGAACGATTGCTTTTCTTTGTTGCCGCTTAGAGTCATGGTCCGTGTGTTGCTGGCTCCTGTTTCCACGCACGACGCTTCAATAGTCAAAACTGCCTTGGTTGTCCCATTCCCACCGAGCGAGTAAAAGCCGCCCACCGTGAGGATTTCGTCGGACACATCGTCGGGGACTTTGACGCTCATAGTGTGGGTCTGTGTGAACCTGTTTGCGGATTCGGGATTTACAATTCCCGTGAAAACCATTCCTTCATCGGAAGTCAATGTTGTGGATGATGTCGCTTGCATGTTGTTTCCGATGCCGTCAACGGCTCGTTGTGTGTTCATCGGGGGTGGACTACGCTTCTGCCCAAGAATGCCAAAAGAAGAGTCGGAGACCCCATTTTCAAGGAAGTCCATACGACCCTTCGTGTTGCCATAAAGTGCGGAAGTGATTTGATTGCTGGTTAGATTCTTCAAGAACGCATCTTGGATGTCTTGACCCTTACCACCTTCAAGGATTTGCTGTGTGTCAACTTGTGATGTTCCAATTGGTCCGATAGGTTGCCCAACAGGAGGTCTGTTGCGGCGAGGTTTTTCACGAGAAGTGCCCCCTCCAACTTGACCACTTGAAGATTGTTGCCCACGACCACGGGAGACAGACGGGAACAGGTATGCTCCCAAGCCACCTTTGTCCTTGGTTTGGTCACGCTCAAGAATTAGAGATACATTTTCCACATTGCGACCGTCAACTCGCCATTGGATGTCGGTGATGACCATAGGTTCAGCCGCAAGGCCAAGTCCGCTATCGGTGAAGGTCACCGTAGTCGCCGGTCGCCATCTCACATCTTCCACGATATGCAACCGTGGACAATACCAAGAATTTCTCGCCCCCATCAATCCCGACATTTTGTCGTATTTTCGTGGTCCGATTGGGAATATTGAATCGGCGTTGGTTGCCGCCCATGCGCTTGGACCCATTTCTGTTATGTTGTGAGCGTTGTGTAGGATTCCCGAAGCCGTTGGGTCACCACATCGGTGATAGAGTAGTGATTTGAGGTAGTCCACATTTACCGATAAAGTAATTTTTGCACCCGAAGGTTTGTCAGCCCAATAGGTTGAGGGTATGTCAATCTCATAAAATCCGTTTCTCTTAACATTGACAGTAGCAAACGACGATGACGCACCGGCAAGTGTTGGGGAATATGTGCTTGGACCACCCGTGTGATTGGTGAAAGACGATAATGTAGTGGAAAAAGTTGGGTCTGTCAAACCAATCGTAAATTCAGCGTTTTCAATATCTGTGCCGGACTGATTATCTTTTAGGGCAACCCAAACCCGCAACTCGTTATTTGATGTATCACCGTTGGCAGGACAACCGCTTGGAATATGCACCACTTGAACAGCATGACTTACGCTGTGTGCGCCCCACCACCAAAAGTGTTTATCGTAGGTGTTAGTCGCATCTGCGGCTGTGTTCGCTATCGCTGTGTAGCCTTTGCCAAACCTATCACGGTAAAACCTGTCGCTTCCGTTCTGTCGTCCAAGGTTGCCGTCTAAGGCGTTGCACATGCCGCTCGCCAGCGTTCCCTGTTGTCCTGCCCAATCCCAATTCAATGAGGAAATAACGGGGGCGTAAGCGGGGCCGAGAACGGCATGTTGTGTGACACCACGCTCGCCGTGTCGTGTCGGGTCTGCGATGTAGCCGTATCGCCCCTTGTCCAACATTTTGTCGTCGTGGGTCAAATCTCTCATCACCTCTCCCTTGACCTTGATTGCTTTGGTTTTAGCCTTGAAGTATTCTTCTTTTGCCACGGCCTGTGCTTCTTCGTCAAAGGTGATTTCGGGAACCTCAACAATTTTCCAACGATATGTTTGGTTGAGGGTCGGGGCAGGGAAATCAGCAAATGATGAACCGTTGTTGTAATACACACGGACATTGGTGATTTGTCCCGACATCTGTGCATTCATTGAAGAGACGGTGAGGATGTCGCGATTCACGGCTTCACCAAGATTGTAGGTTGGGCGAATCTCCAACTTGTTATCGCGCCCCATTTGATATGTGATTGGCAACCGAATACTGTTTTCATATCCGAATCCAGTAGCCTCCACCGACTCTCGTAGGATGGAAAACAGAGATTTGCCTCCCCGTGCGTCATATGCAGCACCGAAGGAGTCAAAGTTGGCATCTGTGCCGTCAGTGGTTTGGTTGTTCGTCATTGGGATTGAACCATGGTCAAACCAGCACGAGATAGAGGACTGAGCAAGCCAAGTCTTTGAAAGATTCAGCGACCACAGGAAGCGAGCCTTGTCGCTCAACCAATATGTTCCAAGGTTGGGTGATACTACATGACCATCAACCCTCATCAAGAATCGCAGTGCGTATCGGGGACTTACACTTCCCACAATAATAACTTCATCAAATGCTCCTGTTGTTCCTGCTGAACCTGCGGCGTTGATAGCGAGGTTGGCTGTGCTTCCGTTGCTCTTGAGAACATCGTCCATCAACACACCTTCAAGGTATGCTTCTGCGTTTTCTGCACTTCGGTTGGTTCCAGCGTCGGATTCAAGGTAAATACCGTAAAGTTGTTGTGGTATGCTGATGCTGTCGCTGATTGCGACATCCTGTCGTGTGCTTCCAGTCTCGGCAAAAATCGTTGAGGTGTCAATTGTTATAGCCGTAGCAGTCACGGCTGTGATTTGAGCAACCCATTTTGCCGTCACATTTCGCACCCTCATACCGACCTCAACACCATCGTTCACGAAGTCGCCGCCGCTACATGTGATGATAAATGGGCTTGCCGTGGATGCCGTAGCCGAGGTTGCGCTCTCAACAACGGACGCATCTAACTTTCCATCATAAACATACCAAAAAATCTCAAATGATGGGTTCTGTGAGTTGACCCCACGACTTGCTTTGATTTTACCAAAACCGTTTTCGGGGAAGGAAGAAATCAACGACGAAGATGGTTTGGTTTCAATCACGGTATCGCCAGCATTGATGCTCCGGTTCAACTCACCGGATGCACCAATCCACTTTCGGAAGTTTTCGTGAAAGCCATATGGTGCTGCGTTGTTGTCGTTAGTGCTGGTTGACTCTAACCAGTAGTTGTCCATCAGCACAGGGAATCCGTGAAACTCCGTTTCGTAGTCGCCAACATTCCGTGTTCCTCCACTTCGCTGTCCGTAGGTTCCTCCGTTGATAAAAGTATTGAGGTTAAAGAATTTTGAACAATCATAAACCAAAAACGACCCTCCCTTGTTCTCCCAATCACGCAGCACCGATTCTCGGTGTCCTCCCTCGGCTTTGCGGACAAATGGTCCTGTGGCAGTGTAGGTTTCATTTGCCGTAAAAGCAGATGTTGAGCAAGTGATTTCTTTTAGGCTCGTTCCGGTGATTCCCGAAATCGTGTGGATGCCGTCGTAGTTGTCCGAGTTGAAGATAATCACTTTATCCCCAACTGCCAAATCGGAAACGCCGCTATCGGAAGCCAATAACTTGAATTTGATTCCTCCACTTGCGTTGTTGATGGCGTTTCCCGAATATCCGTTAGTGAGTTGTAGTGTGTTGCCTGTTCCGAGTGGTGTTGACCAAGGAGCGTTAGTTGTTGGGTCCACTGACGAATCCAATTCCCACAAATCTAAGTCATCCCCAACTTTCAAGTCGGTGAATGCGTCATACGAGCCATCTTCTTTGAATTGGTCTGTAAAAGAAATAGATACTTCGTAGTTTTCTTTGACTGGTTTCATTAGCCCAAAAGTTTTCTTACGATACCCACCGTCAGCATCCGCATCTGCGTCGTTTCGCATATCCGCCCAATGCAACCATACATGCTTGTAGTCGTTGCTCGTGGAAAGCGTATAAACCGACTCTCCTGCCTCGTGGTCAATAGATAGACCCTTGACCCCTACAAGGTAGTAATTGCCGTCGTCAGCAGGGCTTATGTGGCCGTTGTAGGTAAAGGTGTCAATGAACCCATCGGAATTGATGACTTGACCCACCCCATGAGTCTCGGACGAATCAATGAAAGAGGACGAAACTTGAATGACATCGGAGTTTGCTGTGAATGCCGCTTGTGCTGTTCCAGCATCCACAAAAGAGAAGCCATAAACCCCAAAGTGTTTTTTGAACCAAGCCGACTTGGGTAAGTCTCGCATCCAAACGGCATGTTGGTCACGATACAACAGTTGAGAATTGTCATCGGTTGAAACAAACCCTTCTTCAAAGGTGTAGTCCACCGAGCGACCCGTGATGACAGGTGCGCTACCACTCGTCTTATCAGTTTTGACATAAAACTTTCCACCATCGGTAATGGTAGCCATGACAGTGTAAAATCCGGCAGGTGGGTCTGTCCCACTGTTGCCGTTTTCCGATACAGTAATGATGTCACCAACCTTGAGCAAGGTTCCGTCGCTCTTGGCTGGATGGACGCTAAATTGTAAAATATTGAAGCCGGACTCAGCACCAGTGGATGGGAAGGTGCTTCTGTCGCCCTCAAGGACACCCGAACCACCCGTAGCGTTTGGGACATAAGCGATTGCAGAAGAGGCGTATTCCAAACCCTGCGTCCCCGAAACACCAAACGGTGATGAGTCAATGGATGTAATTGTTTTACCGTTGGCGTTGTGGTTGACCGTTCCGTAAATGTCGGGTGTGTCGCTGGTTGTGTAGCCTGTTGAACCGTGGGCGAGAATAACTTGGGTCAATCCACCCGATGTTTTGTTGATGCCCTTAATTTTGTAGCCCAACCATTCGTTCTCAACACTGTTCGGACCTGCCGAATCCTCGTTGTTATACATTTGAATTGGGTGAGCCGTGTTGAGTTGTGTTCGCTGGTTGGTCAATTCTTTATAAGAAGTAGCCGATTCATACCCAATAGTGTTTTGTGATTCTCTAAGACGGGCCGCACCCATAAACATTGATTCGGACAACAAATCAACTTCACCTTGTCGTGAAAGCACTTGGTCGCTTTCTCCAAGACCTATTTGACCAATCTCCCAAGTGGATATTTGTCGGTCAAGCAAGGAAAGAGAATCGCGAGCGGTAATTTGAATTTGTCGTGTCCTTTCACTTGCCGATTGTGCGACATTGACTGTTTCAATAATTCCCGACCACAGAGGACGGTCAATGTTACTGCTAAACATGAGCAACCGCCAATCGGTTATGTCGTCGTTAGTGAACCAAGGCGTAAGGTTCTGTTCGGTATCGTCGTCAAAAATCGTGATGCTTGCTTGACTCACTCCGTTCACGGGCATAGTGCAAGTCCACGAGTTGACAGGAGCGGGAAGTAGCGTTCCATCGGGTATGTCAGTGAGAGGACGATAAAGAGCCACGCGGTCAATGAGCGTGGCGACGACCATGTTGTTGTAGGTTGCAGAAACACCCTTCACGAACAACTCCCATCCTGTCATTTCCGATGGAAGGAAAGCCGCAGAAGTCTGTGTGTTGTTAGCCATGGTATATCCCGAAGAGTAAGAGCCAGCCGTGGGGTTGGTTGCCGTCACTTCTGTCCCGTCGTGATAAACCTTAAATTTATTATTGGTGTAATCTAACTTGAAGTCCAAGTCAAACCAAACATCGTCCGTTTCGTTTCCAACCTTGATTCCGGCAAGATACAATGCGTGATATTGACTGATGATTGCACTCAATCCTGTTCCGTCGTGTGGTTTGATTGTCCAATCAATGGCAGATACCCCACCGCCACTACCCGTTGTTCCCCAAGATGTATTTACCGGAAAACCAATTTTAAGGGTGTATTGAGCCTGTCCTGCTGATGGAGCGTTTTCATTGACTACACCTGCGGCAGAACCCATCATGGCTTGAACGCTCATACGAATTGTGAAGTAGTCCCCATCAGCCTTACTGTTAAGGTTGGATGGCGAAGCGACTACAGGTCGGAATTGACCGCTTGGTGTTTGATTGTCTAATTGATTGGCCGAGTCGTCTTTCATGTAAGTTGTAACAGCCAAAAAAGGCTTTTTTGAGGGTGATTTTATCGGAATAAAAATTGCTTCGGGTGTGTTTTCGTGTGTGGTTGCGTTTCCTGTTGTGCCGTCATAAGCACCCATTTGAATTCGCTCGCCCATCCACACACCCGTCAAATGACCATGTTGCATAAAGTCGGGTGCGACTCCCGATGATTGTCCCGCTTGTCCTTTGAACCAATTGCGACCACTCCATTCGTAGCGAGTCTGCCGACCATTTGTGGGGTCGGTGTCGCCAGTGGGGATGTAGTATTGAATAGAAGAGTCGGAAGAACCGCTAATAAGCATGTAAGCATCTGCGGTTGAAGCAACGCCTGTTTTGCCAAAACGGATTCTGTTCCCATTGACATTTGTGTTCGGGTATTGAATCTGTGAACGACCAGCCCAATAACTTCCTTTGCCCAAACGAATTTTATCAAAGGTTGCCCAACGAGCAACACCATCATTGCTCAAAGAAAAATCAGCATCGGTTGAAAATCTGCTCGCCGCAGAAGCCGTTGAATCACGGTCGTTGACGGCCCAACGATAGCGGGGATTCAAAGGTGCTTCGCCATTAAGGGTGTTTCCGTGGTGTGTATCAGTTGAGTTGTATGCTCCATCTGTGGAAGGAGCGTTAGCGTCGTCTGCAATCACGCGAGAACCAAGCCAATCCTCGTAGTAGCCAGCGAGCCAAAATCCATATTTGCTTGTGCCTGTTCTCGTCATTTCTTTCACTTCTCACTACGACGATTGGATGTTAAGTCCCAAACCGTTTAACTGTTCTATAACTTGCTTTGTGATTTCATTTGCTGCTTGACCCGTGGTCATACCGTTGAAATTGTTGGTCATAATAACTTCGGTAGTGTTGATAAGCGTTTCCACGCCTTTGTTCACTACTTGCTTCACCATGTCTCCTGTAATATTACCTTTACTCATACCGAAGAACATTTCTTCACGAGCGTTGCTAAACTCAAAGGCGGCTTCCTTTGCGGCCTCAATCGGACCAATGAAGTTTTCCTCTATGCCGCTTCCAAAGTTGCCAAAAGGATTATCAAAACTTTCTTCTTCTGCCATAGCACTCAATCTGTTGTTGAATTCGTCAATAGTTGTGCTTGCTTTTGCTGCCTCTAAGATAGCACCGTGCATGTTTTCGGGTATTTTTTCCAACGCATCATTGTAGGCTGAAAGTGCGGCTTCTTCATCTCTGTCATAAAACGCCATTGGCGCACCGGCAAGCAAATTCACACCAAAGAAATCTTCTGCTGTTCTTCCAGCCGCCCCAGTTGGGAATTTACCAAACAAGAGGGGTGACCTTTTTTCAGCGTCTTGATACTCTTTTTCAGCATCCTGTAATGCTTTTACATTACCGAAAAATGCGTTTGCAGCCGAAGAGTCATCCAACAGAGCAGAAGATTGCCGTTCGGCAGCAATGTCTTGTTGAATGGAAAGTTGTTCTTCAAGCAGAGTCAATTCTTGGTTGAGTTGGTCAATGATAATCGGATTGGTGCTGTTTTTTAGACTATCTTTAATTTCTTTAATTTGATTTTCAGTGTCATTGACCTCTTGAACAATGTCAAGAATACTTTTATCGGTAAGGCTATTAGCAATATCGGAATACATTTCTTTGTTGAATGATACTGTTTTGTTAAGATTGTCAAATCCAGCCGCTAAATCATCGGTATCATCTTTTGCATTTCTCGTGGCACGCGACAAAGCCATGAAAGCGACACCAATCAAAAGGACTCCGCCAAGTGCCAAAGCAACTTTTCCAGCAGAAAGCGCAACACCTTTTAGGGCAATAGAAGTTTTTTGGGCTTGGACCTCAGTTTTTGCCATGCTACCGACTAAGGCCATAGATGCACTTGTAGCAGTGAACATTTGAAAGGTCATGGGGACCATTGAAAGCGTCATTAGCATCATGGAAGCCCTTGCTGCATCCTCGTTTTCCGAAAACATTGACATCATCATGCTTGCTCCACCAAGCGCACCGGAGACTTTCATAAATGCCATTTGAGTTGCCATTGCCGCATCCACTGTCAATTTGCTTTGTTCTTCAACGCCGTTCAATGCCTGTTGGAAAACTTTTAAAGAAGGTATCAACTTTCTAAGAGCCGCTTCGTCAAGACCATACGCCACAGCCAATTCTCGTGCGGCTTTCTCGGCTTGCTCCATAATTAGGTTGTTTTGGACCTCTGCGGAAGATTTTTGTCTTGTAATACCAATCAATTCAATGTGAGCGTTGCGTAGGATTTTTGCGGCTTCTGTTTCGCCTCCAATCGCTTGTGCGTTCATCAAAGAGAAAATAACACGCTCCCCTTCTTGTGAAAGTTGTTGATTGACTAATTTCAATTGTGTTTTTTTGTTTTCCATCTGTGTTTTTTCTATTTGCGTAAAAGGTATGTTAAGCGCACCTCTTCTTTGCTCAATGTTTAAAATTTGCTGCTCCAATACAGACCGTATTTGTAGGTTTTCAAGGTTAGATTCATTTAGTATTTTTTCGGCCTTAGCGTGAATAAAGTGTGTGCTTTTGTAATTCATCAAACGCTGTGCCGTCATTCCTTCTTTTTCAGCCAACTTACCTGCCGCAGCGATATAAGCCTGTTCTCGTGTCATCAATTGTAAATTGTTTTGTGTAATGGTTTTTTTTCTCAATAAAATTTGAAGGTGTCTGTCCTCGGTAAAAAGGGAATCCTGTTCCTTTCTGTTTAATACTCCTTGAATTTCCAGTTGGTTCTTTTTGTTTTGTAATGTAGCGAGGCCCCTTTCCAACGATTGTCGTTGAGTAAATAGGGCTTGTTGATTGTTTGTCACTTCGCCTTGTGATAGTTGCATTGCACGCTGTCGTGCGTCCGTAGCAGTTTTATCCATCCGTAGTTGAGATACGGCTAACATTGCCCTTCTGTTCTCTATTGCAGCCGTCGCTTGTATTGAGCCTAAGTTGGCACGAACCATTTCACCCTGTCGTCCATAAGCACTTGCGTTCACAAGCGATTGTCCTCCGATGGCACGCTGGATTTGCAGTTGTGTTTGGAGGGAAACCGTGAGGCTCATCATGTTAAGATTGGCTTCAATCATAGGAGCAAAAATCTGTCCCATCTGTTGTGCATTAACAATAACACCCGAAAGCATCCTTATGAAAGAACCATCCAATCCTGCCTCTTGCCCCATAGCAGCAAACTCTTCGTTTAACGATGCCTGTGCGTTTGTGGCACGAATTACGGCTGGTGTGAACATACCACCAACCAACGCTTTTGCGTCAGTTAGTCGTGATTGTGCTTGTTGTAAAAGGAAAGCGTTGTCCTCAAATCGCTTATTCAATTCGGTTTGTGCTGTGTCTAACTCTTGAACAGCCATTGTTTGAAGTTGAACAGAGCGATTATACCCTTCTATCAACTTGATAGCACGAACATAGTGGTCGTTTCCAGCGATTGCCTGTGCAATTTCCATTTTGGCTGATGCTTGTTGCTCAACAGCCAGTTTTGATATTGCTGACGAAACATCACCTATAATTTCTTCCATTGACCGAAGTTGGTCGTTGGAATCTTTTGTGGCTATTCCGTATTTTTGTAAAATTTTGGTGTTGTTTCCTGTGTCAGCACCAAGCCGAGCATACATCATTTTGAGCGCACGACCAGCCTTACCTTGTTCTTCACCGGCTTCAATCAGTGTGGCTGATGCTGCTGCCATAAAAGTAATTTCGTCGCCAGCCAACCGAGCCGACGAAGCAAACTGGTTCATTACGAAAGTAATTTGAGACATCGTAGCAGAAGAACGATTTTCAACTGTGTTTAGTTGATTCAACAACTTGATGCTGTTCGCCCTAATTATGTTGGCTTTTTCTTCGGCTTCCAACCTGTTGAATTGCTTTTCCGTCAATTCTCCAAACATAAATCCTGTCTGTTGTTGTAGCGAAATCATCTTACGCATTGCTTCTTCCGTTTGCATACCACCGACCATACCGAAGGCGATACCAACTTGAGTTGCGGCGGGAATAGCGGCCCCACCACCAACGACGGAAGAAAGTTGTGCCATCCTTGAACCGGCGGCAAGTGCTTGGTCGGCAGTGAATCCGAATTGTGTTCCAAGATTTTCAATTTGTCCAGCAAGGAGGTCTGCGTCATCCCCCGATGCAACGAATTTTTCAAACTCAATGCGAGCAAAACCAATCTCTTGAGCAAGGGGAACGGTGCTATCAACAAGCATCCCTATTTGTTCGCCTATTAGCCCAACACCTTCTGTGATACCCGACAAACCGTCAAGAACCAAACCTTGAAGAACAGTGATTTTGGCTTGTGCGTCACCAATCAATCGTGTCGCTTGGAAAGAACCGACGACATCAAAGAAAATACGGGATGCACCAGCCCGAAGAACGAGCATCGTCATTGTGGCAAAAAGAAGCACCACGGGCATTAAGGATAGGAATAACTCTTCTATCAACTTGAACCCTCTCTCAACTATTTGCTACGCTGTATGGGCAAGCCTAAGCCGCCTAACAAGGACACCGTTTCGTTGTCGTTTAATAATTGGCGTTGTTGTCTCCGTTGTTTTAAGCGGGATGCCATACTTTTGCCGTCAAACTTTTTCTTGGCGTTGTTTGTTGCTTCGGATATTTTGTCATTCATATCCATAGCCACAAGCAGGTCAAGCGTCATGCGCTCTTGACCGCCTTCGCAGTCATACCTATCCCACAAATCCGAGGGTAGCGTCCCTTTGTATGCCATACAAAGCGTTGGTGCTACTCGGAAGAATTGTCCAAAGGGGGCGCACCATCGGGGTCATCTCCCCGAACAAAGCCCAAAATCATCCGCAATTCTTCACTGGTCAACGAGTCAATATCAAAGTCCTTTGGCTCAATGATTGAGCGAGGAATCCATTCACGCATTTGAGATTCAAGACCTGCTCCCTCTTGCTCCAATGCGTCAGCAAACTGCTTCTGTTGTTCGTCAGTCCATTCGGATGTGTCTAAACCAAAGTGTATGTGTTCGCGAAAAACCTTCGCTTGGATGTTTTCAATCCGTAGTTTGGTCATACCACCTGCTTGTCGGCAGGTGATTTTTGTTCCGTCGTCTAATTCAAACTCTTTTGTCAATACTGGCATACTTTTCTCACTTCTCTTTCCTTTTAGGGGAATACTATACTTATGCTATAATCGCAACAACTGTGCAAATCACGGTGTTACTGTCTTTCTTTCTGCTTGTGGACGCATTGATAATGATGTCGTCGTTTGCGATTGCGGCTCGCAGGGCCGTGGTCACGGCTGATGCCGTTCCTTCAAATGATAATACCGTTAGTTTGGTTTTGTCGGGAATCGCAGTGCCGCCGTTGTTAGCCAACCAAATCACCTCAATAAGCGGATGATTGAGCGTTCTTCATAACAACATCCATCATCTTGCTGTCGTTGGGGCTGAAAAGAGCAATGAACGGCACAGTCATGGTCTGCGTGTCACGACCCGACACATTGGCATCGGGAGCCTCAAAGCGGATTTTGTAAAAGTTGAAGGTGACAACATCAGCAGTGCTTTCGTCGCCAAACTGAACCTTCAATTCAACGCCGCTTCCGCTTAATTCCAAACCGTCTGCGGCTGTCAATTCAGCGTATGTCGGCTCACTTTCAACGGCGGTGTGAATAATCTTGTTAAACTCAATACTTCCGGAAATTTCACGGCGTTGGAACGGAGGAAGGCGGGTGTAGGTTGCATCGCCAAGACCACAAGCGTTGTCTCCATCACGGTTCATGTTGATGTCAAAGGAGATGGACTTCACAAGGTTAGAAGCGGTAGCGTCTCCATTGAAGAAAACCTTTGCGTCAGCGAAGTAAAGAGGGTCGTTGGTGTTGAAGGATGGACTGGATGCACCAATAGTAGCAAGTCCGCTTTCTGCTTTACCCATAAAAGAAGCAGAAATCATAGCGTATTCGTTGATGTTTGCGCTCACGGACATGCTATCAACAGCAATGCCCGTGTAGGTGTGTTCTTTTTCTTCACGACCAACAAGCATCGTAAATGAGCGGTCTGTTCCGGCTTCGGTGAAAGTGTGGCTGTAAGTTGGGCTTGAGCCAGTCACCGTGTCGGTTGGGAAAAGTCCAGTCAAAACCGTTCCCAAAAAGTTGTCAGCGAGCATAGCCATGTTAATATCGCCTTCGGAAAACTCCTTGCCCGTGTTGGACTTGGCCGTTCCGTATCGGCTCATGTCTGTGCGTTGCATCACTTCGTAAGTGTGTTTGATGGACTCGTCGTCAACTTCTCCAAAAACATATCCGCTTGTTGGGTCTGTTCCGTAGGTTGTTTCTTTAACAATCCCTACATATCGGTTGTTGAATCCGCTCATGGTATCACCTTCTCGGTGTTTAGACTACCAATGGGTTGATATTTAAGCGTTTCATCGGTGTCGCATATTCAAACGACGCATGTAGGTCAGTGTTAGCAAATGTGTGCAAATCGTGACCTCGTCATCCATGCGGGACTGCAATTGTAAATCGTATTCAAAAAGACTGTCCGTTGTTCCGTTCAAACCTGTTGTCGTATATAACTCGTCAAAACATTCCCCGACAATGTTCAACCCCAAACGGTATGCGTCCTCGTAAGTGGTTCCACGAGTAGTCACATAGATGAGAACATCGTATTCTTGGTCAATGCGTCCACCACCGAGGGCGGCAAAGGTCGGTGAACCAAGCCCACGCAACAACACATGAATAAATGGTGGGATGCTACGAGTAAGCATTTCCTGTGAGATGTCATAACCGTATCGGATTGAGCCAGCGTCAAGATGAGTTTTTAGGTGCGCCCTGCGGCTATTCCGTAAGTTTTCAACGATGGATAAGCCCATACGAAGCAGGGTGTCAGTAGCCAAGTCGGAGGGGGCCAACTCAAGCGGGGAAAAAGCACCCATGTCAGTTGCATATACCGAGGCCCACTTGATGGTTCCGCTATTGTTTCCCCAAGCGATGTTTCGGCTTGAGCCGGATGCGCCAGCAACTGATAGATAGACCGTTTGTGCGTCGTCGTCCTCAATCATTTCACGCAGATACAGACGAGCGTTGCCCGAAGCATCAAGTGTTAGTCGGAGAGCGAGAGGCACAGGATTTTCCTCAGCCATTAGTGGGTCAAGGTCAACGCTGGTTACTGTCGTAGCACCAACCAACTTTACTTTTGTCCCAAAAGCCTTTACCTCCACTTTCTTTGTTCCGTTGTCCAAAGACATAAGGATTTCATCGTTGCTTGGGGTGCTGGTGTATTGAAGCACCGTAAAAAGCGTATAAGCGTTGGTTGTGGGCGTCACATTGTATCGGGCATCCGACACCACCCAAAACTTATCCACTTCGCTTGCGCCGCTTCCTGTGGCCGTCCAAGGGTTATTGTTTTCACCCGTAGGGGATGTAGGGTTTTCACCGTTCAAACGGTGATTCCAAAACTGTTCTGTTGTTGCTATTGCCATAATTAAAACACCAACTCTCTTTCCACTTCTTTCTTAATTATACGATTAAAGAAGTTGGAGGCATGAGAAATGTATTCTGTTCCCTTGATGCCTACAAAATCAGCACTACCACCTTTTCCATACCATGCTGTCGGTCCCTTGGCTCGTCCAATTTGACGACCATGTTCTTTTGCACCGGGACTTGCTTTGAAAGAAAATGTTCTTGGATTTATGCCTTCTTCAACGGCTTGACCAATGTTAAATGTGCCACCATTGTCGTCGGGACTCGTATGAACACCGAAGCCGATTTCTCCACCGTGGATTCTTGGTCCACGGCTACCGAACATGGCTTCCAATGTAATTTCATCGCCACGGATTTCTGCTTTTCTTTCCGCCCCTTTGCTGTAATCCAAGGAGTTAGCGACTTTCTTTGCCTGTGGGGTTTGAAATGTCAAGGAACGCAAGTATCTATCGGTTTCTCTTTTTGTTTGGTCAAAAGCCCTTCCCGAACCCCTAAACATAGCATCTGCGATAACCTTTTCAGCATCGCGCATAGCCATATTAAACTCTCGTGTATCAACACGAATACGGGTTGAACCACCACCGCCTGTTGTAACCTTTGTCATTGGTTCAATGTGGAGGCCACGCATTAGTCAACACTCCCCAAGTGAGCCAATCGGTGAAGGTTATCAAATCCACGCTCTCTTAGGTAGTTGGCACGCACCGACCCATCGTTGTTGGCGGTTTGAAAAACGGCTTCATCTTCAAGATAGTAGGAAGCAGCAATATCCGCACAAATTTCACGGAGTATGTGAGCCATTTCGCCCTCTTGAACCTTAACACCAGTTGCGTGGTCAAAAGAGATACCGGTGCATCCTGTTAAGTCGTTGGAGGATTTACCAGTCCATTTAAAGGAATCACCGTTAATGTTGCCATTTCCAGCAGTTGAGAATCCTGTTGCACTTGTCAATGTAATAGTTGTTGCACCCGCACTTACATTTCCGTCAAGAGTTGTTTCGGCCATGTAATTGCTTGGGACATCTCTTCCGTAGTCACGAAACATTTGGTCAATATCAATACCAGCACGGCGAAGCACGCTGATTAGTCGGTTATTTGCTCGCTGTCTTTGTGCGCTATCAAGAGCAAGACGGGAGCCAACATCGGTTGTTTCGGCGTAGGACATATCACATCACACCCTGCACATCAACACCAAGGGAAGCGAACAGAGCGATAGCGGCATATTTGAGATACTTTGCCATGGTGGACAATTCAAGAACGGCTTGCTCAAGCAAACGGGTTCTTTCTTCCAGCGAATCTATTCGCTCATCGGGTGTCATTCTTCTTCGCCTTCCAACTTGTCAATTGTTTCTTTGACCTTATCAACCACTTCGTCAGCAACATCAAGGACTTCATCAAGTGTGACTTTGCCGTCGGCTTTCATTTCCTTCCACTTTCCAAGCAACCACTTTCCGGCAGCAGCAAGAATTAGTAAATCAACCAAAATAGCAGTTGCTATGAGCAGCATTGTTTCAATTTCCATATTTTCAATCTCCTTTGTAAAGCACTTCTTTTGCACAGGATAGAGGAATAACAGTGAAATGACGCGATTCTCCTATCCGATAAATCTTGTAGCCATGCGGTGTCTCTTCAATGTTCACATTAGTGTAGCACCTTTCCGGTGGCTGATACACAATTTTTCCTTTTCTTTTACTCATTTTTTTTCACCTTTTTCTTAAAAATACTGTTCGTCACAATTTGTTGTTTCATCACTTTTTCCACATATTCATCAAGCCATTTATCCATGTTTTCACCTCATGCAAATAATCCAAGAGCCTGTAATGCCGCTATAATTGAATCAAGGCTTGTTTGTAATGCTACTTCGTTGACACTTGCACCAACCGGATTGAAACCTGCTGCTGCGGGGTCCACTACGCTCTGTTGTGCTACCGGCGTAGCCCCTAAGAAGCCGATTTGCTTCGCTCCCGATGCGCTATTGGAGGCTCGCTTGAGCGTAAGCAAAGAATCCGAAGCCGCAACCAAGTGGTTGCCTGCTAAGTTGCCAAATGCTATGTCTAATTGTCCTGCGTCTCGCTGTCCGATTTGAAATAGTGGGGCGTCAATTGTCGTCCCATCAACTGGGGTTGAGTTATCGTTTTGAATTTGAAGGTGACCAAAATTGTTTATACGGAGATTTCCCCCGTTTCCTTGAAATCGGAATGGGAAGTTGCCTGTGCCAACAGCATGAATGGTGTTTCCGGGCGTATTCGTGCCGATACCCAAACGGTTGTTTGCATCATCCCAATGCAGGTTTGCATCGTCCGAATCAAAAGCCGAGCCGTCGCTAAATTGGATAGAGCCAGCCGCACCCGATGGCGTTCCTCCGCCAGCAGGTAAGTCCACCCATGAAAGGGTTCCAGCCCCGTCCGTTTGCAGGATTTGGTTAGTTGCGCCATCAACGCGTGGGGCTGTTCCGGGGAAGGTAAGAATTTCCTTGATTTCTCCCCATGTCGCTTGAACATCGCCCTCTCCGCTACGGAAGAACAACGGCGTTTCATCCACACTACGAGAAGAGGTTGAAGCGTCGGAAAATATCTGCCATGCTCTATAACTGTCCGACCAGCCTTTCATGGTCATAACAGAATCCCAAGAGGTTGGGGAGCCTGTTATGTCGTCGGTGAAGTCAAACGACACGGCTTTATCTTGAAAATCAGCAGGTGGAACATCTCCATCGTCCCTTGAATCACGAATGCGAAGTTGGTTCACGCCACCATTTCGGCCAACCTTGATACCCTCACCCCGAATCCACTCCTTGACCTCGGTAAAGGTGATTTTGCGGTTTGTTCCGTTTGCCCCATCGTCAAGCAAAAGCAAGTCTGCGTCAGCAATTGCCGTGTTAGCAGTTAAGGCTGAAATGTTAATCGTATTTCCATCTGCACCTGCTGGACCTGCTGGCCCTGTCGGTCCGGTTGCACCTGCCGCACCATCGGAGCCGTCTGCTCCATCAGCACCGGCTGGTCCCGTTGCTCCTTGTGGGCCTTGTGGTCCCGCCGGTCCTTGCGCTCCGCTACCGCTAACTTCGCTTGAGCCGAGATACAACTTGTTGCTGTCGGTGCTGTTCAACCATAGCGTGTTTGCGGTGACGCCGCCGGGATTGCTGGATTGTGGATTTAATTCAAGTCCTGTTGGGTCAATCAATCCGTCCACATCTAATTTTCCCGTAATGTGAAAGTTTCCATTAACCTTGGGCATCGGTCCCGAAGCGTTTCGTGGGCTTCGGTAAATCCCCGGAGAGATTTGACTAAAAGACCATGTTCCCCTTACCTTTGGGGTTTTCATTGAACGAATATCGGCTCCTTGGTCATCGGCGGCTACCGGTCCTTTCAAAACTACGCCATCGTTAATTTCAAATTCTTCAACGGAAATATAGGTGTTATCGCTCATCAAAATTTTATCACCTGCGGTATTTGCATTTAAGACAATTTTTCGGTAATAAGCATCTATGAATCCAGTTGGCATACTACTTGCCCCTGCTGTTGGAATATGAAACCCACTGGTTGTGGCGGTAAATTCCGTTGTTGAAAGGCCGAAGTCAATACTCGTGCTGGCAATAGAAAATGCAGTAAAAGAAAAAACTTTGAGCCTGTCGTTATCCACTAAATCACCATCGGGTGAAAAATTTGTTGATGTGGAAATGGTAAAGGAATCAAAGGTGGCTTTACCACTTGTTCCCGTTGGTGCGACATAATCCGGTGCAAACTGACCACCCCCGATAACCACTATTGGATGTGGGCCATCGTCAAACTTTGTGACAGGAGTGGATAAACCAGTCATTTCAAAGGTAATACCTGTGGCGTTTCCGCTATCACCAATTAACACAAATCGTTCGTTGTATGTTTTGTAAGAACCAAAAAAGTTAGGGGATGCCCCGTGTTGAAAAATAATTTTATTTCCAGCACTCGGAACAATAGTTTTATTGAGAAACAAACCCTTGACTCTCATATTGACACCCATAGTAAGGGTGTGTGCAAAAGAGGATTCAAGGATAATTTCATCAACAGAAAAGGCTGTGGCTGGCAAGACTATATCCCACACACAATTTTGCTGTCCCAAATTGTCAAAGATGATAACATCACCTGCGGCTGGCGTTCCGCTTGGATTCCAATTCGCTGCTGTGCTTGCGAGCGTGGAAGAAGCACCGACCCATTGATAATTAGTCATGTTTAGAGCCTCGTCTTGGTTTGGCTAAACTTTACAGCCGTTCCGCCAACCTCCGAGACAAGAGCAAGCATTTCTTCTCCACGCTTCATAAATCCCCGCATTTGTGCGGTTAATCGTATGTCTTGCTGTTTTCGCTCGTTCTCGTTGACATAGGAAGGAATTGTATCAATCATAACCTGCAAACAATCGGCACACACCAAAGCCTTAATTGCTGATTCTTTTTGCGCTGTCGTAACAACATTTGTTGAATCTTCTGCAAGAAACGCATTGTTGCGGGCAGATTTGTTGACTTGTTCTGTTCGCATACTGATATATTCAGTTATGGTTGCGTCGTTCAAGCCTCGTGGTCTGTTTAGCAAATCCCGAATGTTGTCAGTTGTGACAGTCATTCTTCTTCACCCAATTGATTTACAGGCCATTTGTCGTTAAAGTCTTTGGGGACATCAATGACTTCCACGCCTTCGGGTGCAACTGGTGTGCGTCCAAGAACAAAAACCAACTTGGTTTCAATGATTTCCTTTGCCATTCGGCTATCGGGAATCCAAACAGTGTCTTTGGTTGTTATCAAAGAAATGGGGTTATTGGGCTTACGAGATGCAGGTTTCGCCAATCGGACAAGCCAACCGTTTGATGATAACCAATATTCAAGACGGTGTTTAAGGTCTGCTACCTTAGCACCTTTGGGGACTTGAATTCCTTTTTTGTTGAGTTGTTTTACTAATTTTGCACGCTCGCTCATGCCTTCTTCTCCTTCTTTGCTTTACTGGTCTTTTTCTTAGCAGGTGCTTTTGCCTTCTTTTGCAGAAGGTATCGGTTTGAATCGGCATCCCAACGGTAAATATCACCGTTTTTGTCGGTCCATTCTTCAAGCATGAAGAATCAACCTCAGTTGCCTTCAATGTATTTGATGAAAAGACGAATCTTGCCAGCCGTAAGAGCGGCAGTTGCGATTGTCACAGCGACGGGGGTAGGAGCAGCCATCTTCAAGGGAAGGTCGTTGCTTCCTGCGAACACAGCATCCAAGGTCAAGGAAGCCTTGCCAGTAGCGCCTTTGAAAGCATCACTGTTTCCAATCAAACCGAATGCCACAGTAGCGGAGCCGCTTGAAGTGACAGCCGCTTCAATCTCAATGTGTGAAGAAATCACAATTGCTTTGTCGGGGATTTGAATTGGTTGTCCACTGGTGTCTTTCATAGGAACAGCACCAACGGCTCCTCCATCAACTGCGAAGTCATAGACAGCCTCAAGATACTTGTCAGCAGCACCGTCAGTTTTTGCGTTGGTCACGGCATCGTCAGCAAGATACTTTGTTTCAACAAAGTCTTGGAATTTGCGGTTTTGTGCCAAGTAAATCACCTCAAATGACGCCTGTAATCTTGGCAATACGGTTTGAGGTTCCGGCCCCTGCACCGTCTTGGTGCTGGTGGACCACGCTTCCCATGTAGCCAGTCAAGAGCCAGTCAAAGCCAACACCCGGAAGGCGAGTCAATTCAGTCTCTTGGTAGCCAGCACCGTTGTAGGTGAAGAATTCAGCCGTTTCAGCACCGGGGATGAGCAGAAGTGCATCGTCCTCAATAGCACCGGTTGAATCGGTTGGGAGAAGCGACTTACCGCCCGTGTAGTCTCGGGTGTAGTAAATGCTCATGTTGGCGATTCGCTTCATGTGGTCAGCGAGGCTTTCCACGACATTTCCGTAAAGTTGTGTGTTGAGCAAAGCACTTCGGGTTGAGGCAGGGAGGATAAGAGCCATTGGTTCATCGCCCGACACACGGCCATTAGCGAAGATTTTATCCATCGTTGCGAGCAAGTCCGATTCTTCGTCAGCCGAAGCACTACCGAAGGTAGCGGTTGCGGCTTGGGTCTGTCCTGCACCACCGTGAAGGGTGGATAGGATGTTGTTGTCAATGACATCAGCACGACCACGGACGATAGCAAGTTGCTGTCGGTCAATGTTCTCAAAGGATTCACCACGGAGGCGCACAGTGTCAAGGAAAACACAGCGACCTTGACCCTTCTGCAACTTCACAGTGTAGTTGCTGGTTCCAATCTTGGTGGGGTCAACAGTTGCGGCGTCGTCCAGTGGGTAGGAAAAGGTTCCTTGGACTCCCGTATACCACTTGAATTCAAGCCAAGGGACGGTTCGGGTTCCAACAACTTGTGTTCCAATAGCAATCCGGGTGGATTGTAGTTGGATAAAGTCTCGGAGAGTTTGTTCAAGGACTGCATCACCGGTTCCGAATGGACCAGCAGCAGCAGAGGCGTTCATAATTTCGTGTAGGGATTTGTTCATTTTTTCACTTCCTTTTTTTCATCAAGCAGTTGCACATTGACTCGTGTTCACAGGAATAAGGTCGCCAGCAGTGCCAACAACTTCTCCTTCACCGACATAGACTCCAACCAACTTATCGGAGCCAGCCGTTCCTCCAACTCTTCCTGCACCCTTAAGATACACGAGTTGTCCGGTAGTATAAGTTTCTGCGAGGGCGGCAACCATGTGGACTCCGCCCATTGGGAAGTAAGACACCGTAGCACCCGTGGTTTCAAGCACGAGGTCGGCATCTCGGCTGGATTCGCCAGCAGAAACGCCCAAAGGCACATCTGTTGCGGCTCCAAGTTGAATCTTGTTTGCTGTTCCGTCTTTTGCGACGATGATACCAACACCGCTAACGGTGTTTGCGTCTTTCAAAGTTGCGTTTCGTGGGTCGTTTGCTGAAAATGCTACCATATTTTTTCACCTCAAATTTCGTTGTATTTTGGAGCGCGAATTCGCTCATCGTTGTTCTCAGACCCTGATAGGGTCTTGTTCCAAGCACCAGCCCAAGCGTTCCATGCTTGGGAGTATAGGGTTTCGGGAGTTTCAATAATTTTTCCGTTAAGGTAGTTTGCGACAACTGCCTCGGAAACAGGTTCGGGGGAAGAAGTCTCGGAAGCGACAGCAGGTTCGGCTGGCTTCATCTCAACCACAGGTTCAGCAGGATGGGATGCTTCCCAAGATGCAATGATTGATTCAAGAGTGTCGGAGGAAAGGTCGTCGTGTCCCTTCATTCCAAGTTTGGTTGCTGCTTCCACAAGGGAAAGGCGTGCTTCTTCGTGCTTTGCTGCTTCCATGGCACGCATGTTTTCCAACTCGGCACGAGCAAGGACCAATTCTGCTTGTAGTGCTTCCATCTCGCTCGCTTGAGCGTTTTCTTCAACGATATGTTCTTCGGACATGGTTTCGTTCCCCTTTCGGTATTCTGCCCAAGATGCGGTCTGACTTATCAAGGTTTCTTCCACACTTGCTGTTCGTTTTGCCCTTGGATGTCCTTTGGGTAGTAAATCATTGTCTTGCTTGTAGTTGGGGTTAGAAGGGCGACCATTCCGTAAAAGGTATAGGAAGGCATTGACTCTTGCGATGCCCCAACCGTTTCTTGACATGTTAGGGGCATGGCTTGTGGAGAAAGCACCAGCACCACGACGGAAAACAGTAAGAAGTGCGCCCATAGATGCTCGGCTTCCTTTCTTTTTCTTGTTATGTTCCGACATTTTGTTGCTAATGGTCTTGCGAGTTGCAGGGGAGACAACAATTGACTTGTTAGGTTTCTTGGCGGAACCGGGTGGGTTTTTCTTTGAACCTCGTCGTCGCTCGCTTGGTTTGGCCGGAGTTTTGCGGGGGTCGTTTTTTCCGGGACGACCATGCTGACCACCGTGTTTTGCCTCCACAGTCTCGTCCATTTTAGTTGCTGTTTCAATGTTTGCCCTTGGATATGCTGGCTTGTGAACGATGGCAAGATGGTCAAAGGTAAAGTCCATATCAAAGACCATACCTTTTTCATTAGCCGAGATAGGAACACCGTAGCCACCGATTGAAACACCATAATCGGGTTTCAACCACATGCCGGATTCCAAAGCCTCAAACAATTCACTTCGTTGAACATGAGCAACATATCGCACATCATATCCATCTTGGCCCTTGTCTTTCAATTCGGCTGAGGCAACAATACCAACATTGGCTTCGTTGACGCCACCATCGGTGTTGCGTTCAAATCCAACGGCTTTAGCCTTGGGATGATTAAGAGTCAAGTCTGCTCCAAACATTTGTTTGACGGCGGCTTCTGCGCCACGCTTTGTCAAAGCCCACTTGTTTTTGTTAAATCCTTCATGGAAAGCGACACCTTTTATTTCCATAATAGTATTACCTGTG